CTTTAGATTCAACGAATACAGTTAATAAATCAACAGATAACTATGTAGCATGGCAATGGAAAGCTAATGGTGGCACTACAGCAAGTAATTCTAATGGTTCAATTACTTCTACAGTACAAGCTAATACAACTGCGGGATTTAGTATAGTTACTTTTACAGGAACAGGTAATGATGGCGATTCATATGGACATGGTTTAAGTTCAGCACCAGAACTAGTTATTCCTAAAAGAAGAGATGGCGCTACAAACTGGCAAGGGTATGCTTTTGATGGTGGTAATAGTCAATACTGGTATTTAAACTTAAATAATGCTTTCGTTAGTACAAGTGGTAACAGTGCGGCTTCTTCATCAAGTGTTATAACAACTGATGGTTCGGGAGACTCAAATCCAAGTGGAGGAACAGTAGTTTCCTATTGTTTCCATTCTGTTCAAGGATATTCTAAAATAGGAAGGTACACAGGTAATGGTAATGCAGATGGCCCGTTTATTTATACAGGATTTAAACCTGCTTGGATTCTTTCAAAAGGAGTATTTACTAAAGATTGGGTTATAGTTGATAACAAAAGAAATAACTTTAATGTTGTAAACAAAGAATTATTCCCTAATACTAATGCGGCAGAAGCTACTAATAATCGTCTTGATTTTTTAAGTAATGGTTTTAAAATTACAAGTAGTGGAGCACAATTTAATGATTCTGGTTCAACCTACATCTACATGGCATTTGCAGAACACCCTTTTGTATCATCAGAAGGTGTACCAGTAACAGCGAGGTAATGAGTAAGTTATCTGTAAGAAATATTTACTTTACACCTGTAAAGAAAAGAACAAGTATAGGAGACTCATCAAGGAGTAGACCTAAAAATAAAAGTAAAAGGGCAAACTTTAAGAAGTACAACCGTCAAGGCAAGTGAGTGGTCGCCCTAAACGGAGAACGTATGACTGAAACGAAAACGACTACCCAAGCTTCTAGTGATTATCAAATTAGATTACTGCAAGAAGTAAACAAAAAAATTTCTCAACAAAGAAACACTGCACATAATAAGATAGCAGAGTTAGAGTTACTTATAGAATCTCAACAAAGAGAAATACAAAGTCTAAAAGCAACTCTTGAAGGTGAGAAATTATTTAAGGAGAATAAGAAGGAAAAATAATTATGGCAACAGAACCAATAACAGGCGGAACAGGTTTACCAGAAGAGAGGTCTAAGTTACCTCTTATTCAAACTGAACAGCAAGCAGGTATTACAGAAACTCCTGCTACTCTTCCTACTGGCACAGAAGTATCACCGGAAAAGTTAGAAGTAGGAACAGAAGAATTACTTACTGCTCCTGCACCTTTATCAACTAAATCTGCTGTATCAGAAACATCACCTACTGCTAACTTAGATGTTACTGTTCCACAATCACAAGCGGCTTCTACTTATTCGGCATATGTTGACCCTACATCTATTGAAGCAAATGCCGCAACAGGAACTCTTAATTCACAAGCTGTTATTGGTAATATACAAGGTGCTGTATCACAAGCATCTCAAGCAAATCCTGCAACACAAGAGCTAGACCAAAAAGCTACTGTAAAGTATCAACTTGAACAATTATTTAGTAACTTTCAAGAAGGTTCTGAACTACCTGCATGGGCATCACCTGCTGTTAGAAAAGTAACAGCGATAATGGCACAAAGAGGCTTAGGTGCTTCAAGTATGGCATCAGCCGCAATAACACAGGCTGTTATGGAATCTGGTATTGCGATAGCCGCAAATGATGCAAATAAGTATGCGGCAATACAATTACAAAATTTAAAGAATGAACAACAAACAGCATTACAAAATGCTTTAGCAGTAGCGGCTATGGATAGAACTAATCTTAGTGCCCGTATGAACGCCGCAGTAACTAATGCCCGTTCTTTTTTATCTATTGATATGGCAAATTTAACTAATCAGCAAAAAACTGCTGAGTTAAATTATCAAGGCACGCTACAAAAAATGTTTAAAGACCAATCTGAAACTAATGCGGCTAGACAATTTAACGCTAAAGAACAAAATGATGTAACAGAATTTTTTACTGAATTAGAAACACAAGTAGAAACTGCAAATAGAAACAGACAAGTTGCTAACGCACAATTTAATGCAGACCAAAAAAATGCAATAACAAAATACTATGAATCATTAAATGACTCTCGTGATAAGTTTAACTCAAACATGACAACTCAAATAAATCAATCTAACGCTGTTTGGAGAAGAGAAACCAACACAGCAAATACCGCACTACAAAACGAAACAAACAGACTCAATGCGGCAAATCTCCTTAACTTAACAACAAATTCACAAAATTACTTATGGCAACGCTATCGTGATGAAGCATCATGGTTAATGGCTAGCACAGAATCAGCAAAGGATAGAGCACATGCTGTAGCTATGTTTGCACAACAAGCAGATTTTAATCAAAGCACTTATGAACAACAACAAAAAGATTTGTTGATGACCGAAATGGGAATGACAGTATTTGACATGATATTTGGAGATAACTAATGAACTTTTTAAAAAAATTAAAAAACGTAGTGAACGACATTATACCTAACGAAATAAAAAATAATGATTTTGTTAAGGCAAGTTTACTTGCGGCAGGAGCATACTATGGATACGGTTACGCACCAGATTCAATTAAAACACTTTTTAAACCCGGCCCAACAAGTTTAGTATCTAGAGGTAAAGGATTTTTATTTGGCACACCAGAAACTACAATGATGACTAGCACAGGTAAGATGAGAATTAAGCTAGCAACAGAAGGTAAGTTTGGTAAAGCAGGTAAATTAGATTTATTTGAAACAGCAAAAAAAGGATACAAAGTTTTTAAAGATAGAAGTAAATCGGGTGGTGCAAAAGAAGAGTCAGCAAAACTTGTTCCAACAATTAGTAATGTTAGTGTAAATCCTAATATAACTACCAGAGATAACTTTGGAAAATACTCTTCTGCAAATGTTCGTATGACAGGAATGACCGACCCCAGAGTTGAAATGGCTATGGCACAATTAGTTAATAGCCGTAATTTTATCCAAGCAATGAACGGAAATATACCTATGGATTTTGTTCAGCCGGGTGGAGCTAGCGGGCCAACTGTACAAGTAGGAAAGACAACAATATGATAAGAAACAGAGAAAATTTATACTTTGATGATTTAAACGCTCCTGTGCCGGGTCATTCACTTACAACTGCACCGGGAAAATGGCCTTGGGAAAACCCACCAAGTAGTGCTAACCCAGAGCAAGTTGTATCAAAGATTGTAGATAAATTAGAAAAACCTAGTGTACAAGACAGACTTACTAGACTTATGCTAGCAGGAGTATCTGTACAAGAAATAACAAATACAATTTCATTAGGAGGGTTTACTAAAGGAGAGTTTTCACCAGATGTAGCAGAGCTAATAAAGCCTGCTGTAGTTGTTTACATAACAAAGATAGCTTTAGATAAAGGTATACCAGTAAGAATATTTAATGAAGATGATAAAGAAAGAGAAGCAGATGATACTGAAATGCTAGATGCTATGAGAGAAAACAACCCAGAAGTATTTAATGCAATGATACAAGGATATGAACAAGAAAAACAAATGCCACAAATGCAAGAACAAGAAATGGGATTTATAGATTTACAACCAAAACAAGAAGAAGAGGTAAAAGATGAGTAGTTTCGTTCCACTCTTAACAGGATTTTTACGCAGAGGAAGAGAGAGAAGAGATTTAGAAAGTGAACGAGAGTTTACACTAACTCAAGATGTTTTACAACAAAAGGCTGATGAAAAAACAGAACTTGCAGTTCAAAAGTTAAGAAATGCAGGAGACTTAGAAGAGCAAGCTTTACAAAACAACGCTACTTTAAGTAAAGTTATTTTAGATAATTATATGGATAACAACAAAGATTACTTAAGTTTTGGTGGCACAGACATGACTAAAAAATTACTTGGTCTAGTTAATAGTGGAGAGTTTGATACTAAACCTATTGACTCTAATGCAATAAAAGAAGATTATACTTTTAGATTTTCTAAACCAGATAAAGACAACCCAGTAAAGTTCTTAGCTGATGTACAAGGTGCTATTACGACTAACCCAGATAAATTTAATAAATATTTTTCTGCAAACCCAGATGATTTAAGCACTCTTAGAGATGGTATAATTAGTTCTATCGCAAACTATGATAAAATTTTTAGAACTGAGGATGATGGAGGTAGAGTAATTTTACAACCTGCATTTAAAAGACAGTTTGAAGCTTTATTTTCTATACCAGAATTTGACAATGCTTTGCAATCTTACTTAGGTCAAGAAGAATTAAAGACTATGCAAATACTTAGCAATGACCCAGATGCAAAAGATATGGTAACTGTTGAAACAGAAGTAGATGGTATGCCTGCTGATATGAAAATAGTCACAAAAGGTTTAATCCCATCTGTTTTAGGTTTACAGGATGATGAAGCAGGTAACGATAAGTTAAAATCAGTTGTAAATTTTATGACAATGAATGACCCAGAAAATAGAACACCTAGTGAAATAAAAAATCAAATGCAAATAACAGGTAGTGATATCAATGAGTTTGCAAGAGCGATGGTATTTGCACTTCCATTTGGAACAAAATTAAATACAGCAAATAACTTAGACACTTCTTTATTAAATAACTATTTAAAAGGTAATCGTATAACAGTAGGTAACAACTCTTATCAAACAGACTACTTTAAAGAAAATGAACAAAGAGTAGCAGATTTATTTTTGTTTATGACAAGTAAAACAAAAGTTACTCCAAAAGGTAACATGGATTCTACTAAGTACGATGTATCAGAGAAAAAAATGACCGAAGTAGAAGATAGATACGAGGCCGCAGATATGGCAATATCTCTTACTGATGATTATTTAGATATACTAAACTTATCAGAAGGCTATGGTTTACCAGACAACCAAGTAATTAGAAACTTTATTGCATCTTTTGAAGGTATTAGGCAAGGTATTAGCTCAACAAGACAATATTTAGCAGGCCAAGTAGGTTCAGCAAATGGAGCTTGGGCACAAGATACTTTAAATAGATTAGATACATTAAGTGGAAATATAAATAGTGCTTTACAATCGGGTATTACACCACAAAATAGAGCATTAACATTAAGGTCAATAACAGAATTTACACAAACAGCTTTGGCTTATCAAGTGTCCATGGCTTTTCAAGGTGGTTCTGGTGGTAGAACAGTTTCAAACGAAGACTTTGCATTAGTATTAAGAGCAATAAAAGGTGGCCCTACTGATACTTATGAGTCACAAAGATATAGACTTTTATCACTTAGAAAATTTTTACAATCTCCACTTGTAACAAGTAGCATGATTATAGAGCATGGTGTACAAGGAGAGGAAGCGGCTAAAATGTATGATAGATATTATCGTAACAAAAGCCGTATAAGGTTAAACTCTACAAACAATGAAAATGACCCAACAAGCTTAAATGAATTTGCTACTGCACTAAATGCAGAAATGAATTTAGCACCACAAGAAGGTGTTTTTGATGATACAGCTATAAGTAATGAATACAATGCTATATCAGATGCTCGTAGTAGAATAATGATAATTAATATTGACCCCAATGATGCTTCAAAAGGACAAGTAGCGGTTATGACAGTATTTAGAAATGGTAACCGTGATATAAATGAAGCATTAAATAATCAAAGTAATATAAAAAATATAATACTAGATATAAATCCCGACACATTATCTGATAATCGACTTAAAACTTATATGTTAGATAAAGATAATCAATTAAGGCATTTATCATTAGATGGTAATTTAGGAAACATAAGTAAAAATATTATTGGTCAACTAAAAAAAGGAACTACTCTAAGTGATGAAGATAGAAATTCTGTTTTAAATCAATTTAATGGATTAAGAACTTATATGGCTCCAGTTAATGTTGGTAGAATACAAGAACAAGTAAAAGAGTCTGGATGGTTTAGTGGATTTAATATTTTTAATTAAGTGAGGCTTAATGGATTATTCTAATAAAGAAATATTTGGTGACTTTTATACAGGGCAACAACCTATATACAATAAAAATGGTGTTGCAATTAGTATACAAGGTAAATCAGACGATGAAATACAAAAGATTATAGAGCAGAATCTATTTAATCCCGCATATACTGGGCCAGAATTAAAAGCAGGAATAGAGGAACAAATCGAAGAAGCAAAAACTGGGCCAGAAAAATTAAAATTAAAAGAACAAAAATCAGAATCAGATGCAATTATGCGTATGCAGACAACATTGCAGGCGGCGGGAGTAGGCCAAGCTGATATTGATGCGATGATACCTAATCCTCAACTAAATAATATAGACTCACCACTATACAATCCAGAAAAATACAATCAACAATTAAACAACTACCAAAAATTAGATGCTCTAAACACAGCAGGGGCAACTAATACAATACCAGATTTATTTAAAACAATACAAAAAGGTATTACTTATCCTGTTAGAAACTATCCCGGATTTCAAGAAGCTTACGAAAAACTAGATGAAGTTGTTCCAGAACCAATTTTTAAATTAGGAAGTAACATAAGAGATTTTTTTGAAACATATACACCTATAGGTACAAGAACAACTGCCGAAAATATGGCGGCTAATTTTGATGCATACAACTTACCATCAGAATTAGAAGGTTATGGTTCTGATGTATACTCTAAACTTTTAGACCCAGATACTGATTTTAAACCCTATGAGGATTTTGACCCCGGCTACGCATTACCAACAACACTAACACCTGTTCGTCAAATAACTGAACTTACCATAGAAAATGCCTCAATAGGTGCACCTATGATAAAAACTATGATGTCTGTAAGCACTAAGTGGGGTAAAGAATTTACTGAATTTATGAGTAAAAAGTTAGCTAATGATGGTATTGAAGAAGTTAGCGAAGAAGTTTTAAAAACGTACTTTAAAAACCCTAGCTCATTATTAGATGAATTTTTTGTACAACAAAAAGGTTACAAAAAAGGAACTATATTTCACAGAATGTTTTTAGAACCAAGACTTAAGACAGGATTAAGTATTGAACAATCAAGAAAAAATGCAAAACTTCTTGATGATGTAAGTTTAAAAATACAAACAAACACAAGACTTCGTAATGAAGCTATACAAAATGGTAGTCCTAAATCTGTTATAGACGATTTAGAAAGACAAATAACTATTGATAGACAAACTCAATTTAATTTATTTGTTGAATCTGTTCCTAAATACATAAGAACAGAACTACAAGCAGGTGGTGGTGCAGTTCTAATGGGAACTTATTTTTCACAACAAGGTCACTTTGGTGGACAGGCAATGGGAGAGGTAAGTGGTTCGGTTCTTTTTCCAAGTGCGGCAGGAGTAGTAACCGGAACCGTAAAAAAAGTTAACAATCTTGCGGCAGATGTAGCGGATATATACTATAACGCATTTCAAGTAGAACCCGGAACTGCTAATATATTTTCAGTGTTCGGCCCTAAAGGAACTACAAAAAAATCTGACCAACTATTACTTATGCGTGACCCTAGCTCTAAAGGTAACGAAAGGTTAAATATACCAGAAGGTTTTAGACAAGCTACTGAAAGAGAACAAAAAGCTTACGAGACATTATTTTTAGGTATGTCTAAAAATTTAGACCCACAATCAAGAGATGAGGTTTTATCTATTATACGAGAATCAAATGATGAGTATAGAAAAGTAGAAGCTTTCTTAATGAAAAATGGTATGTCTGAAGCAGAGGCATATGATGTTGCATCAAGAGCAATGAGCTTATCTTTACAGATACCTGCAATACAACATTTAACTTTAGAAAATACATTAAAATTAAGACCTAGTGATTACTTAGGATTTAGTGAAGCTGTAGCTAAACATACTGATATGTATGTTCAATCGCAAGCTCTACAACAACAACTATCAAATCTTTTAGAACAGCTATCACCTATAAAAAAAGGTGTAAGAGATTCTGACAACTCATTAAATACTTTATTTAACGCTTTAACTCAATCACAAGCTAACAACAAAAAGTTTTTAATTGAGATGGAAAGTCAAATAGAAAGGTCTATTGATGTTCAATTAAAAGCATTGGTAGGAACAAATGAGCATTTAGGTGACCCAGATGAAATAATACTTAACCTAGATAAAATAAGAAATTTACAAGATGAATATCCAGATGTACAGTTTAAAGATTTTAAACAAATAATAGACACTACTGAACAAAAAGTAAATTTATTAAGTACATTTGAGAAAAATGCTCAAATAAAAATGGATAACATCCTTAAACTAATGGATACTCCAGAGAGACAAGTGCAAGCATTAAATCAATCAAAAGATTTTATGTTGCGTTATGTTAAAACAAAAAAAGCTTTACTTAATAGATATTGGGAAAGAAATTTTAAAACGCCTTTAAATCAAAAACTAGAAAATGAAAGTATTGTAGACTTTTCACCCATACTAAAACAATTAGAAGATAGTTTTCCAGATTTACAATATGATGGTATAGTAAAGAAAACAGGTGGCACAGAACAATTAATTGGTCTACTACCAAAACAAAAAGAAATGTTTGCTCTATATAAATCTTTAGAGAGACCTGCATTAGAAGCATTACAAAATTCTTCTGTATTTAAAGGATTTACTGCAACACAAATATTAGAAGAAACAGCACAAAGAATGGGTAAAGACCCAGATAAAGTTTCTTTTTTTGAAGTTTGGAAATATTACAATGGTAAAAGTGTAAGAGCACAAGGTATGGATGTATCTGTTGACTCTACTTTAAACTTACCACTTAATTTAAACTTTGAAGAATCACATAATATAAAAAGATATTTTAATAATATTATAAATAGTGAGCTAGCTTCAACAAAAGAAACAAACATAGCACCAATATTTATTGATGTTAGAGATAACATAACAGACAATATAGATACTTTTTTTGCAAACTCATCAGATGAAATAAAAACCTTATATGATGATTACAATAGTTTTTATAAATTAAATATAGGTGAAGTGTACACAAGAAGAAAAGGTTACGACCCACTAGGTGCTTATGCTACACCTGTTAGATTAGTATCATCTAAAAATATTCCTGTATTTCTAAAAGGTTATCCGGATAATTTTTATTCTTTAACTGCGTTAAATAAAGCAGATAGCACTGAGTACAAAGAAAAGTTAGCACAACTATATGGTGTTGACGCTTCATCAGTAGGAGGTAATATATCAAAAGATAGTTTATACAATGGTAGAATATTCGTAGAACTATCAGAGGAAGAAATAAAAAATGCCCCTATAGAAGTTGCACTTGCGGCTAGAGGCTATCAACAATTAAAAAATAGATTAGAAATTGAATTTAGAGCTAAGATACTACCAAACACACCTATAGGTAGAAAGCTATTAGCGTTAGACTCAAAAGATATGACACCAGAACTAAGAGATGAAATACAAAAGTTAACTCTTGAAAGTGGTGCATTTCAAAAATTACTTAGAGAAACAAATATTAATACTTCAGTTTTTGTAAGGCAAAGTAACGGAACAGTTGTATTTAAACCACTTGTCGATGTTAATGCTATACTTCGTGAATCAAAATTAGACTTAGAGCATCTTTATAGAAGTTATCCTAATATTAGAAGTGATATAGACAAGATAACAACACAACAAAAAAACGATATATTAAAAGTAAAAGGGCAAATAAAAACTACTTTTAACAAGGAGATGGCAGAAACTCAAACATTTATTAATGCCTACGAAAGAAAATTTGGTCAACCTATAAGTGTAAAAGATTTTTATAATAGATACATAAGTAATCCCGCTATGCTTGGCGAATTAGAAAAAGAATTAGTAGAGGGTGGTTTTAAAGTAAAAGGTAAAGAACAAGTCTTAACTAAAGAAAGTTTTGATTCTATTATGAAAGATTTACTTTATGCAGGTTTAATGGATGAAGTGGGTGCAGGAACTACTGTTGGAGCTAGAAAATTAGAGAAACTAACACTAGGTGATGTACAAGAAAAAATAACGAACAAAATTTTAAATCCATTTAAAGCGGCACCACCACAAAGAGTTACCCGTGCTAATGATGACAACTTTATAAACCTCGCTATTCTTAAAAAAAGATTAACTGAAGATGAAGATTTATTTAGAACTATCATACCAGAAGAAGAATTTGAAACTTTAGTATCATTAACAAGTATATTAATAAAAGAGAGTGGTGGTAAAGGTGGCCCTGCCGCTACATTAGAAGGTTTAGCTAGGGGATTAAGTATACCAAGTTTACAAAGTAGAATATACAATGTCATAAGAGGTATTATATCTCCTACTTATGTATTTGGTGAAGCATCATTTTTACAATTTAGAAAATCAAAACAAGCTTTCATAACTGAGATACTTACAAATAGAGAAGCATCTAATAACTTACTTAAAATACTAAACTCAGAAAAACCATTGAAAGAAGAAGAATATAGAAAAGCGTTTATATTTATATACAATGATGTAATGCTACCTATACTTGCAAAGCATTTACTTCTTGAAGATGAAGAAGGCCAAACAAATATAGAGAATATTGCAGAGCAAATGAGTGGGTTGTTAGGAGAATGATGAACACAAAAGATACAATCTGGTTTATTGGAGTAGTGCTAGCTTTAGGTGTAACTTGGGGTATGACTTCACAACGTATTTCAGCAATGGAACAAGACGTAGATAGGATGGAACAAGCCATAGTAATGTTTACAAAAATGGAAGTTAGACTTGCTGTAATAGAATCAGAATTAAAAAATATAAATAAGAAATTAGATAACTAGGAGGAAGCATGAATAAATTAAAAGAAATGTGGAATGGCTTGAGTAAAAAAGGAAAGATAGCCGCAAGTGCAGTAGCCGCTATTCTACTTTTAATTATCTTTAGTAACATAGTATAGGGAGAAAAAAATAGATGTTAGGTGGTTTACCAGTAGAAATGATTACAATGCTAGGCTCTAGTGTCTTAGGTGGATTTATGTCCATTTGGGGCCAGAGTATAAAAGCAAAACAAGATGAGCAAAAAATGTTGTTAGCAAGAGCTGATGCTCAAATGTCTTACATTGATAAGGCAAGAACATATGAAAACAAAGGCTTTCAATGGACAAGAAGAATAATAGCTTTAACTGCTGTATTTTTTATTATTGGATGGCCTAAGCTAGTGCCTGTATTTTTTGATACAAGTGTTTACTTAACTTGGACAGAATTTACTAGAGGATTCTTATTCTTAATAGAACAAAAAGAAATAACTCTAGATAGAGAGTTTTTTGGTGTTGTTATTACTCCACTAGATACCCACCTAATGTCTGCCATTGTTGGATTATATTTTGGAGGTAGCCTTGTTAAAAAATAGTATATTAATTTTATTTCTTGTAATAATTACAGTATTTTCTAAACCAGTATTTTCGGACTCAACAAATGATAATAACGCTCAAACAAATTCTTCAGGTAGTAACACGCAAATTACGGGTGGCTACACATCTACAACAACAAACTCATACTCAGGAGGGCAAACAAACACAACAACGAGTACCACTACTTCAACTACAAATGGGTCAGATGTACCCGTCAACTCAGCTAATGCCCCTTCGTATTCAGCTATGTCTCAAGATGTTTGTAGCATGGGTATTAGTGGCTCTGTATCTACTCTTGGTTTTGGTGTCTCTGGCGGTAAGCATGTTCGTGACCTTAACTGTGAAAGGATAAAGTTATCTAAAGTTTTATACGATTACGGGATGAAAGTAGCGGCGGTTTCATTACTTTGCCAAGATGAAAGAGTATTTTTTGCTATGCAAATGGCAGGAACTCCTTGTCCTTTTGAGGGTAAAATAGGTAAAGAAGCACTAGAGCAGTGGAATAAGTATGACGTAGAAAGACCAGACTACGATGAATATATATCTAAACTAGAAACAAGGTCTAGAATAGATGCTGAATTAGAAGCAATAAGAATACAAAAAGAACAAGAAGAACTAGCTAGAAAGATAGCTGAGGAAAAAGCAAAGTTAGAAACTCTAAAGAAACAAGAAGAGGTAGATAACATAATTATTGAAACAGATTTAGAAACAAACGAAAAAAAAGTAATTAACATACACGCAGGATGAGGTATTTATATTACTCGATATGGCTTTCAATAGCTATATCTTTTTTGTGTATATACAGTATTGGTAATGCTCAAACATTAAATACAGGTAATGTTCTTACCAACTCAACATTTGGAACTGGAAACAATACCACTACAACTGGTTGGTCAACAGATGGTGATGAGGGTGTTCATACTCATGGTGCTTGGAATGGATTTCCATATCAAACAGGAATGGATGATAGTGGTGGTGTATTAGCATTTGAAGGGCATGAGGAAGATAATGTATATCAAGATGTAGATTTAGTTGGTGATGGCCACCTAACACAACAAGAAGTTAATCAAGGTTTTACCTCAACTATGGGGGCAGATGTATGGTTTTGGAATGGTATTGAAAATACACTTACCCTTAAACAAACTGTTACAGGCTCCGATGGTTCAGTATCTACACAAGTTAGAGATATAAATGACCATGACCCTAATAGAAATTTTAATGAAGGTGAGTTTACAAACTACACAAATGTTTATACTCAAGGCTCAAACACACAAACGGATTTTACAATAAGAGCAGAGTTATATAATGAAACAGCAGGCACAACTTATGATAACTATCATCGTGGGCCAGATGTAGATAATGTTACATTAGATATTACTTATACTTATATACCACCTATCAATGAAGAAACACAAGATATTATAGATGACATTGATACAGATATAGTAGATATTATAGAAGACATACCAGATGATTTTAATTGGTATGAAGAAGATTTACCTATATTTGAAATACCTATAGAAGAAGAAATAGTATTTGAAGATGAGTTTACTTTTGATGATTCATTTTATTTTGAAGATATTGAGATAGTAGATATAGAAGAACTACCTCCGATAGAAGAGTTTGATATGGAGGTTTTTGAAGAAATGCCAGAAATGGAAATGGTATTTTTTGAAGAAGAATTTTCTGAACCAATGATGGTAACAGAAGAAATATTTACAGAAGAATTTGAGGAGGACTTTACTGAATTTTTAGAAGAGACTGGCATGGAAGAAGAGTTCATGGAGTTTCTTGAAGACGAAGGCATAACTGCTGAAGAATTTTTTGAAGAGATAACTGAGGAGGAGTTCAATGATGAACTTACTGAAGAGTCTTTTGAAGAGTTTGAGGAACCAATGGAAGATATCGCAACGGAGGAAGAAGGCGTTCAAACGATTGCGGAGAATGAGAATGAAGGAGTGGAAGAGCCAACTGAATCAAAACCAGTAAAAGAAGAAAAAGAAGTAGCAAATAATGATGAACCCGAGGAAAAATCAAAAGAAGACGAATCCAGTAGCGAAGGAGCTGAGGAGTCAGAGGTACAGGCCGAAGAAGATGGAGAGCAAGAAACTGTACAATCGGAAGAACCAGAACAAATGGACACCGATGACGGGGTTGCTACAGATGTTGCAAAAGTAGAAACAAAACTAAATAAAAATTTAAAAGCAATAGCAAAACAAATTGCTAAAGTTACAAAAGAAACAACTCAAAACTTATCAAAAGAAGACTTATTTTTTAAAGATAATAGTCTCGATGCATATAAAGATATAGTATTTTATTCTGCAAAGGATATTTACGAAAATGCGAGCATGGGATTATTTTTACAAATAGATTTATCTTCTTATTCTAAGGAGATATATGTAGGAGCTTCGCTTAGTTCTTACACGCAGAATGACCCTGTTGAAATCCATAGGGTTAAGCTGTTAAAAATAAACAAAGCGAAAAATAAAATACTTGCTGAATTGGAGGCACTTAGACAATGAAAATAATGGATAAACTTAGCACATATGCGGCACTTTTGGGAGTAATCGGAGCTATCGGTGGAGGTTTTTACACATGGGGTCAGTTTAACTCAAGACTTGATGCAATAGAGGCTACACCTCCAGTTAATCTATCACCACTAAAAGAGAAAGATAAAGAGCTAGAAGCAAAAATTGATGATGCTTTATTGTATGCAAATGAGTACAAAGTAGACTTAATTGATAGAATTAAAAAGGTAGATGATAAAATTACACCAGTAGATTTAACATCTGTATATAAAGAAATAGGTAAGGTAAAAGAACAAATAGCTATGCTAGACATACCAGAGCCTTTTGTAATACAGCCTTTTATAGCTCCTATTAATGAAACTATTAAGGCTCTTGAAAGCATTATATCAGAATTATCTAAACAAGTGGCGATTGCACTAAAAGAAAATGAATTACAAGATATACAAATTGAAGAAATAAAATTAGAGTCTAGTAATCCGTTAGGAGGATAGATGATAAAAGTAGCAATGGCTATAATAATAACTTCAATGCCGAATTGGCCATCGGTAAAATATCAAGGGTATTTATATCCAGACATGCAAACATGCTTAACATCTACTGAAATGTATGTAGAAGAATTTAAAGCATACGCCGATAGTCAAGGTGATTATGATGCACACTTTAACTCAATATGTTTTGAAGTTGATGCATATCCTATAGAAGGATTTAATCAAATACAATTAGGAATTTAATTAGTTAACTTCTGACTATCCTTAATCATTAAATTAAACACCCCGGAATAGTAATCTAACATAGATGCTATTACCGGGGTGTTTTCGTATTCGGGGTTCCACTTATCCATTACTTCAGTGAACTCGATAGGGTTAGCTAATTTACTTTCAAGGATTAATAATCCTTCTTTAGTTATTTTAACCTCAAAACTAGCTATTACAGTATCATTCATCTAGCACAGCGTCTATATTATCTCCCTTAATTTTATTATACTTTTTATTAAAGTTTGCTCTACTTAAATTTTTTGCATCACTTCTAAATTGTTCTACTATTCTTTTTTCTTTCTTTTTTGTATTTTCCCACTCTTCATCTTTGGGAAAAAATATAGGAGTATCTGTCTCCTCTTTTTTTATTACTGGCTTTTCTCTAGTTAATCCTAACTCCATTATCTTAAACATCTCTTCGTGCTTGTAAACAATATGTGTTTCATTATCAAAATGAACTTCCCAATCATTCTTATCTATATCATCTAATTTGCGTATCTTAACTATTTTATTTTCCATTATTTTCTCCCTTTTTAAAATGTATTTCACCTGCTATAGCACCGTAGGCCGCCATATCAATATAAGTATCTTTGTTTGTAGCACCTAATTTAGTCCGTGCTACTTTTAATAAACTCATCATAATTGCAACATTTTCTGCTGTAATATCAAAATCTAAGTATGCCGACCATAACTTTGCTATATTCTTATGATTTTGTGTTTTATCTCCATAATCTTTTTGGCGTTGGCCACCTACTAATCTAACTGCTTCTTCTAAAAAATCTTTTGTTTTTTCACTCATTTTTTATTTTTTTTAAACTTTCTACCTACAAAAAACACTATAGTATTTATACAAGTATTTATGGTTACCATAACTAATATCCACCATTGCCAAAACTCTACTGTCAAATCTTTACTAAATCTACTATAGGAACTAAATACCCTTTAGATGTTCTGTGGTCGCCGCCAAGAGTGGTAGAATATTTATTGTACACCAATTTACGCAATCTGTCAAGTGGAATCTCAATAGAGAACATATGTTTATCCTTTTTATCTACTATTTTAAATATCCAAAGATTAGATTTACTGGTTGTTATACCACTATTTTTACCTCTAGATTCATATTCTACATAAACATTGCCTGTCTTATGTGCTAATCTATCTGTTTTAAGCTCATAGTCTAGCCTAGACTCCATTACAAGTTTCTCATGTTTCTTACCATACTTTAAATCTTTATTAAATTTTGTAATAGAAAAATCATGAGTTTTTAATTCTTTTATAGTCTTACCGTTATTTTCTTTTATTTCACTCAATGTTTTTTACCCATGTCTACTTGTTCAATATCAGCATCTAATAATTCAGTTGTTGGTTGTTGTCCTTTATTTTGTATCTCCACAACTTTATCTATAATAGCCATCTGGCCCATTTGCACTAGCTTATCTAGGTCAATTTCTAAAGTCTCCATCAAACCTTTTAAAACATAAAATGTAGCATCAACTGGTTTTGCCGGGTTAGTGGTGTCGTATGCTATCACATCAAAACTACCATCGCCTCTAGGTTTAAGTATTAAGTAATATCTATCTGGTAACAAAGATAGCTTTTCAGTTTCATTTAGTAAATCATTTATTTCAACCATGCGTTAGGAATCCTTTTTTCTGCCCAGAGTATTTTATGCTTATCACACCATGCACCATAAGTTGTTTTACTCGATTTGTTAAGTTTATTATTAGCATTTACAAATAAAAATCGTATGTCAATATCTGGATTTTGTTCCATAACTAACAAGTGTTTTTGTCTGTCTGCAAAATCAAAAAACCCTTTTGTCTCAATGTATATATCTTGTTTTGGTAGATAGAAGTCTGGAGTATACTTTTTAATTTTAGGCTGATATTCCAAATAAAATTTTTCATAATCATAAGATACATCATTTTTAATTAGCCAGTGAGCAAAGCTTCTTTCAAATTCAGAACGAAATCCTTTTCTTCTCATAATAAAGTTTTTGTTTTATACCTATTTACTAATTCAATATTTTTTACAAAAAGAGGGTGTAAACTAGGTGCATTTTTTTCTAATTCTATCATAGCATCATTAATATCTATAGTAGGCATAACAGCTAACTTACCTTGTTTTATTTTTATAAACAAAGAATTAAAGTATCTTTCTATAACTTGTGTAGTTCTAAGTATATTGTCTTCTTTATAAAAACCACCTTTACCGTGGTGCTGTCTTACCATTAGGGGATGACAATTTTCTGTAGACCTCATAAACTCAACAGTTTCACCGCCGCCAGTTTGTTCTTCATTTTCGGTGTATACCCAAACAGCATCTTTATTAGTCATTATATCATCTTTACGAAAAGGTGCTGATAACCATAATACGTTCATAAATTTTTTACCTCTGTGTTTTTTAATTTATTGTACCAAACCAACGGTTTTGATTTAGCTTTTGATGTAACCTTTTCACTTAAAGTTGATTTTGGCCAACAATGTTTTCTAAAATCACAATAACCACATATACTTTCTAAAAGTGTATTACCAGTTTCTATCCTTAAACCTTTATTTTTTCCAGACTTAGGAACATAAGTTTCTGTTATCTCGCCATACAACTTCTCAAACTTTTTATTAGATTTTAATGACTTTATTGTTTCGTTTGCACTTTCTAATATTTCTTTTCTATCCTTTTGTTGATTTTCTGGTGCTTCACATACAGCAAATTCACCAGTAACTTTGTTTATTGCTATCCATCCACCAAAATTAGAATTATCTGCCTCACCATAAAGATGCCCTTGCATAACATAACCAAAAGGGTCATCCTCTTTTATTTTATTGTAGCTACCAAACTCACCAAACTTACCCATAAAATTAGATGGACTAGCAGATTTTATATCCCACACTCTACCATCTATTTTAACATCGTAAGTTCCTTTTAATTCTATACCCCCTATCTTTAATTTTACAGGCTCTTGTACTTTTTCAATATTAACACCTGCACCTTTCATTACTGCGATAGCAACTGCCTCAAGTAAATCTCCCATTAAAAACTTAATTACAGTGTTATATGATATTTCTTTTTCTTTACCTTTTTTTTCTAACTGTTGTTGGCACAAAGGTTTACCAAGACCGGACATACGCATACGCCAATCATTTGTTTCATTAAATTGTTTTTCTAACGCTTTACCACAGGATTCTTTAAACTCAGAAATAATTTCGGGGGAGAGTTTCCCCTGCCCCCGAACTGCATCATAGAGAAAACTCTCTATTAGAGTAGATAACATACTGTTAACCGTCTAACTCAATAGCTAGGGAGTGGTCGCCATCTTTTGTTTTTTGTTTAACAGCACTTCTATGCTTCTCCATGACACTCTCGTTTACGGATTTTATCGCAACCGAAAATTCCTTCAATAAACTTTTATCATCGTCAGATAAAGAATCAACGGAATCACCTATTTTAACATTTACTGAAAAGTAAGAATTACCTCCAGATTTTTGTTTGTTGGTAGATAACAAAAGATTTGTTCTTACCATAGGTTTATTTTGTTTTGCTAAACTAGCAAGTGTGGTACTAAATGGTACATAATTAGTTCCTTTAGCATAGTAAACGCAAGGTGTGTTTTCAACGTTAGCCTCCTCACCACTTGCCTTTTTA